TACAGTATGGATTTTACAATACATGAAAAAAATCCTCAAATAAATCCCTGGATTGTATTTCCCTGGGAACAACCATTTACAGGTGCAAAATGAAAAGAAAAAGTTCAAAGAAAAAAGCAGAAGTAACTATTAAATTTGACGTAGAACACTACGTTATGGAAGATCACCCCTGGCGTGATCCTGTTAAAGAAAACGATAAAATGTTGGTGTTTAGGGACGGATATCCTGTGACTGAAACAGGGCATTTTTTGTTTGTTCCTAAGACAAATGACATGGATGACCTATCAGAGTGTTTAGCTGCTGCTGTCAAACAAGGTGCTGTATTTGTTGAGCAAGAAGTATGCGAAGCATTTAACGTTGGTATGAATTATGGCACCGCTGCTGGCCAAACAGTTGAATGGCCACATGTTCACTTGATCTTAAGAAAAACAGGAGACTGTGCCAATCCCAAAGGTGGTGTTCGTAATGTTATCCCCGGAAAAGGTGATTACACACAACATGAGCCAACTGCTACTAACTCTTAATTTCTGGGAAAGTAAACAGTTAGAATACTGGTTGACAGACCACTATCCTGATGTTAAAATAAGAACATTATATGATACATGGAGTCCTCCTGAGTCAGAAGAATGGTATGCTCTTGAAGGATCGATTGATCAAGAGTTTGAGTGTTTACTTAGGCTCAAGTATGGTAATAAAGTTAGAGGCGGAATAAGATTTGGAAACATTCAAAGTTAGTGAAATTTTTTATAGTGCTCAAGGCGAAGGCCGTTTTATAGGTGTGCCCAGCATATTTTTTAGAACGTTTGGTTGTAATTTTCAATGTGCAGGATTTGGTTTGCCGCGTGGCGAAAAAACTACGGAGCCCGATGAAATTGATGTCAGCAAGTATTCCAACTTTATGGAATTGCCATTAGTAAAATTTGGTTGCGACAGTTATGCCAGTTGGCATCCAAATTTTAGAAAGTTTAGCCCGCGGTACAGCATACAAGAAAGTGTTGATGCCATGCTTGCTTTAACGCCTAATCATCACTGGGTTCAGGATAATGGCAACGATGTTCATCTTGTAATCACAGGCGGCGAACCTTTGTTAGGTTGGCAAAATTTGTATCCAGAACTATTAAGTCACAGTGCCATGGGCGACCTACACAACTTGACATTTGAAACCAATGGTACTCAAATGTTGCACAAAGAATTTAAAACATTTCTTAGAGACGGTTATCGGTTACGCAAAGACAACATTACTTTTAGCGTAAGTCCCAAACTCAGTGCCAGTGGTGAAGCCTGGGAACATGCTGTCAAACCCCAAGTCATAATTGATTATCAACATGTTGGACATGTTTATCTTAAATTTGTAGTCAGTGTAGCGGAAGATTTTGACGAAGTAGACACTGCTGTTAAAGCATATAGACTGGCGGGATTTACTGGGCAGGTCTATGTTATGAGTATTGGTGGTACAGACGAAAGTTATTTTGCTCATAGTAAAAACGTAGCAGACATGGCACTGGAACGTGGTTATCGTTATAGTCCTAGACTTCATGTAGATATTTGGAGCAATGGCTGGGGCAAGTAATGTTTAGAACCATTACCAATGTTATACTAGCAGTTTCATTTGTCATGATTTCTGCCCAAGCATTACGAGCAGATTGGTCTAGACTTGAGAGAACAGAGACTCCACGAACAGAAAAAGAATACGTAGGAGGCGCTGCTGGTGTAGAATATGTGCTACTTTGCCAAGATGGTAGGACAACGTTTGGACAATGTGGCGGAAACTAATAAAGGATTGATATGAAAATTTTGATTAGCGAAACAGATGGCTATGAAGTGTATGTTGAAACGACCCAACCCAGTTATGACATTGGAAAGTCGAGTGTGATTTTTTATACTAAATGGAGGGATGCAAAAAGTCCTGAACAATACCAAAAAAAGTTTGAAATGTTTTTATCAGCAGAAGAATTAAACAAGCTCAGGATTTCTATTTAATATGCTAAACAAAATAAAAGATATCTTTAAGTCAAAGTCCAAGAATCCAAAAGAAAGTAATGAGCCCTGGGTTAATGTAGTTAACACTGATTTTGATGAAAGTAATCCCAGGCAAGGCTTTATGGAGTTAGAATGGAATGCAGCCTTTATTGTATTCTTAAAAAAACATGGCTATGAAGGAAAAACAGACGAAGACATTGTAGATCGTTGGTTTACCGATTTGTGTAAGAACATTGGAGCTCAAATGGATGAAGAAACCAAATTTGTAGCTGATGCTGACGTACTGCCAAAACGTAGGAAGAAAGTTGACACAAAATAAGAACAGTAGTAAACTACACTGGAGCTTTCGTGTAAATTGGGTAGGTGACAGTCATATTTTGGTTGCATATAAAAGACAAGATGACAATGACTGGACTGAGTTTCTTTTTACAGTGAGAGAATATACGGAGTGGATGAGTTTGTTGCAGGAATTTAATCTTAATTTTCGCGAACAGATTGATCAAAAGTTAATTGAATCTTATATAAATGAGTAAAATGTATCTACTAGTTGACGCCGCTAACATGTTCTTTCGTGCCAGACATGTTGTTCGCGGAGATGATGCCGAAACCAAAGTTGGCATGGCATATCACATAATGTTTAACAGCATCAACAAAGTATGGCGTGACTTTAAAGGCAGTCATGTAGTAATTTGTTTAGAGGGACGCAGTTGGCGTAAAGATGTCTATGAAGGTTATAAGCGTAATCGACAGGACGCTCGTGCTGCTCTCAGTCCCAAAGAAGCCGAAGAAGATCGCATCTTTTGGCAGGCATTTGATGAGCTAAAAGAATATCTCAGTGCCAAAACTAACTGCACTGTATTAAGGCATGAACGCTGCGAAGCGGATGACTTTATTGCTCGTTGGATACAAAACCATCCCAACGACAATCATGTTATTGTTAGCAGTGACAGTGACTTTTATCAACTACTGGCACCAAATGTTAGACAGTTTAATGGAATCAGTAAAGAGCTGATTACCATTGATGGTATCTTTGATGACAAAGGTAAGCCTGTAATGGATAAGAAAACTAAACTTCCTAAGCCAGCACCAGATCCCGATTGGTTACTATTTGAAAAATGTATGCGTGGTGACAGCACTGATAACGTGTTCAGTGCTTATCCTGGTGTTCGTGAACGTGGTACTAAGAATAAGGTTGGACTTCGTGAAGCCTTTGCTGATAGAGATACTAAAGGTTACAACTGGAATAACATGATGTTACAACGTTGGGTGGATCACGAGGGTGTTGAGCATCGTGTTAGAGATAAGTATCTGTTCAATAAAAGTCTAATTGACTTGACAGAACAGCCTGAAGATATTAAAATAGCAATGGATGAAACAATCGCCGCAGCAACCGGTAAAGACCGTGTGGGGCAGGTAGGCATGCATTTTGTTAAATTTTGTGGTAAATGGAACCTTGTCAATGTCGCTGACAAGATGACTGAACATAGTAATTATCTCGGAGCAACGTATCAATGATATTAGCAAAAATTGTTATTAAAGATAAATTTTGGATCTTAGAAGAAAATGCCAAGCGTGTGGGCATGATGAACCTTAAGGATGATAATTATGTTATCACTTTACGCAGGAAAGACTATGTAGCACATGATTCTAAGGAACTCAAACAATTGGGTATTGAGTTTGTCAAACGTGATTATACACATGGTGGTCATCTTGAGGTCATGGGCTACCCCACCGATCAAGAAGAAGTTTTTAATGTAAAAGAAATCGACGGGTTCCCCACGTTTACTAAAAAAGCAGCTAGTCGTAGCCCTCACGTATCTGGCTGGTACGGACTAAAATTTAAGAATGGGTGGGTTGCCGTTCTTTGTCCGCGATTGACCACTGTACAAAACAATATTCATATCGGCCCTTATAGAACTAAAATGGACCTTAAAGTAATATTGAATCAACAAAAAGACGATCTTGCCGAGGATTAAATAAGCATTTAATGCATTTCTCTGATAAATAAGAGTAGGAGAAATGCATGGCAAGACCCAAACCTACAATACTATTGACTCACGTAGATTCGCAAACCTTTAAAAGTGAAGAGATACTTGAAGCTGATGCCATTTATGCTGTCTTTTATAAAGGTCAGCCTTTTAATTTAAGAACACATCTTAACAGTTTACAAGACTACCCTGGCCCTAAGTACAAAAAAGTAAGTTTTAGCAATCCCGGGCAT